CGTGTATGCACTTTCGTTCACAGGATACCCTCGATCTTTTCGTCAACGTACACGTTGTCGTTCACGTTGGTGCGAGCCGAGTAGACGACCTCAACGCGGAACGACCAGCTATCAGCGCCAGCGGCGTTGTCGACAGCGAACGCAATGCCGTTGAACGAGGCGCTCATCTTGACCAAGTTCTTGTCCAGAGCAGCCTCGTCAGCAACGACGTAGGTGTTGGCAAGTTGCTTGATGTTCAAGCCACCGACAATGTTGGTCAGCGATGCGGCACCCTGCTTGACGGCAAGCGTCAGGGGTCCGACAGCAGCGCTGTTGTTAGCGGTGACCACAGCAATCTTGCGGATCTGCTTAGGGCCAGTGAGCGGGAATTCAATGGTGGCATCGCCAGCGCCAGCGACGTCGAAGTACGCGCGCTGCAGGCCGACAAACTGATTCTTCTTGACGTTGTGATTGACAATCATGGCGTCCTCGTTGGGGCTCAGCCCAAAGGGAAGGCCGAGCTAGGAGGGGGCAGGTACAGCACCCACCCCCTCCTGTCGGCACGCAGCCTGAGTCTACAGTTACAGCGGGGCGTTGGCAATCTGGATGCCCTTGACCGCACCGTGGCTGTTCAGGTTCTGGAAGCCCATGTTGAAGTACCACTTGAAGGCACCGTACACGGCATCCTGCTGCTGGAACGACTTCCACTGACCGCCACCAGCATTGTCCCAACCAGGCTCAGCCATCGTCTTGAGCCAGAACACCTCTTCCTTCGACAGGAAGAAGGTGATGCCGTAGGGGCAGTGCATGTCGTAGATCATCTTGATCGGACGGCCACTGGCGAACTCAGGCTCCTTGAAGCCGCCCTTCGCCTCCTGCGCAACCAGACGCTGATCGGGGATGATCGTACCAGCGTAGGTGTCCTTCATCGTGGGGTCGTTGACGATAGCCGTCTCAGGACCCTGCGACACGATCTCGATGTTACGGTTCAGCTGGTGCCAATCAGTCTGGTCGAACGGACCAGCCGACTGGATCTTCTGCGAGAACCAACCCAGCGGGTCGTTGCTGGTCACAGTCACGCCTTCGATCGACTGGGCAACGCCACCGAGGTCCTGCTGGTACAGGATGGTGCCGAGGCCCTGCGGCATACGACCGTAGCTGTTGTTGGTCGCCAGATCGACGTCAGCGTAGCACATCCAGTCATCAGCCGCGGGCTGACCACCAGTGCTCGACAGCACGGTGATGCTCGCCGTGTTGGCCGAACGGTTCACGCTGTTGATTTGCAGGTGACCCTTGACGGTGTACACGCTGCCCGAAATGGTGCCGTACGACAGCACGTCGCCCGGGATGAGATAGCGCGTAAAGCGCTGCGCACCCAAGTCGTTGATGTCATAGCCCAGCGGACGGCTGACCGTGATGGTGGTGACGGGAGGGCCACCAGCAACACCAGTGATCTGGTTGATTACGCCGTTGAGCGACTGCTCACCAGCGGCCAACGCAGCACCGTTGCTCTTCTTGAACGGGTGCAGGCCGTACAACTCGATGTTCAGCTTGCGCTTGAAGTTCTCAACCGCGAGCTGGACGATCTTGTCGGTGTTGCGCAGGAAGCCATCGGCATCGCTCTTACCGAGCATCATGTCGAGGTTCGAGAACGCCACCAGCGTCGCGATCTGCGTGATGGGCAGGGTGGCATCCGTGATGACGGGCTTGACCGCACCAGGATACTTGCCGCCTTCCGCGTAGGCCGTGAAGCCGCCACCGGGGCCAGTGATAACGGGGAACACGAAATCGCGTCCCTTGAAGTCGAAGGACGGCGCAGCGTCCAGCCACTTGTACAGGTCAAACTTCAACGGAATGGTCTGGGCGACCTTACCGTAACGGCGCTTGAGTAGATTGGGTACGGTATTGACACCCTCAAACGCGGTAATAGGAGTAGCCATCACACGCTCCTTGGGTCACACGGACCCACTACAATGATCGTTCCTAGCACCGCGCTAGTGCAGACCATTCTTGATTGCCTCCCGAAGGGCAGAGGCATCATTCTTGCGGGTCGTATCAAACATCTGCCGCCACGAAAGGCCTTGCGGCTCTGGCATGGACGACGGAGGATTGTTCCCGCGACCGATTGGCCCTGGCGTCTTGGCGCGCGGGGCGAAATTGTGCTTGAGCGGCTCCATGCTCTTGAGCATTTCCTGAGCCTTGCGGATGCCGATAGCGTAGCCTTCGGGCTTGTAGCCGTGAGCGTGCCACTCTGCATCCACAGTGTTCGCTGCCATGTTCTTGAGCGACTGCACCTGGGGCGAGTCGGGCCATCCTTGGAAGATGTAGTCGACTGCACGGCCAAGGTCGTTGCTCACCGACGACACAAACGCCTGTTGCGCTTGCTGCGCCTGCTGCTGCTGGACAGCCTGCTGCTGCTGCATGCGCTCGCCTTCAAGGCGCTCCATGAGCATGCGGTTCTGCTTCTCCAGCTTGGCGATGTGAGCATCGGTCTTCTTGAAAAAGTAGTCGGGGTCATCTGGGTCAAGCGCTGCAATCGGATCGACTTCCTCTTGCACCTGCTCCTGCCTGCCGAGGCCCATCTGAGCAAGAGCAGCCTGCACAGCAGCGGCGACCTGGTTGGTCTGCGTCGAGGCAAGTTGCTGCTGCATCTCTTGGAACATCTGCAGTTGCTGCTGCTGCATTTGGAGCATCAGCGACTGCATGTCCACAGGTCCAGTCTTGGCGGGCTTGCCGACAGGCTGCTCGACTTGGACTTCGCTTTCGCTGGAATCGCCTTCGTCGCTGTAGTCCTCTGCGCGCATATGCTCGCCGAGGTCGCTGTCCGAATCCTCTCCTTGCGTGCCGCGCGCAAACTCTGCCATTCCCGACGCGAACTCGTCGCCGTTGGGTAGGTTGCGCCACGAAAACTGTTCGCTTCCGCTGCTTTCGCTAGTGCTGGTCTGGACGTTGTTATCAGCCACGGGCTACTCCATTGTTGTTGCGTTGATGACACCGAGCGCCGCGTTATCCCTTTCGCTCACAGGGGCATTGATCGGGATGACAGCATTCGACGCGTTAGCGGCAGGTACTTCTGCCATGGCGCCTACCGCATTGTCTTGACCACCCTCTTGATTTGTCAAGCCGTTTGGTGGTGCTTGGCCCATTCCGAGTTGCGCTTGGACAAATTGGCGGTGCAGGTTGATGTGGTTCCTGTAGTTGTTCTTGATTTCTTCGTCGTACAGGTACCACTTTTCCTGCTTCATCTCCGACAGATGCTCTTCCAAGTGTGCGGCGTGATCTTCAAACTCCTCGACGCCAACCATCTGCACGGTCAGCATGAGGTTTTCGTTGCGCGCACGCTCACGGTCGAGGTTGCTGCTGCCCATGGCATCCTGCACGTCACCAAACTCCATGAGCTTGAGTGCGCGGTCCTTGTCGAGCATTCCTGCCTGGTACAGCAGGAGGATCTGCTCGCGCTTGGCCTGACGGTTCAGCGGCAACGCAGAGTCGATGCTCATCTCGACGTCGCTGTACTTGATCTCATTGGCGACAAACGCGCGCACATCGCTTTCTGCGTTCTGGTCGGAGACTGCGTACAGCAGGTCAAACTGCGCATTGTCGCGGTACAGGTTCAGGATCTTCATCGCCGAACGCTTCAAAAACGAGTGCAGGCTGCGCAGTGCAGGTCCGAGCTTGGTGTTGTCCTGCTCTGCTGCATACAGGCGGTCTTTGCCGCTTGTAGCCTGCTCCGTGTCCGTCACGCCCGAGGTCTGTCCTAGCAGCGCATGGAACGTATCAATCATGCGGTAGGCAGAATCCGAAGTAGGCTGCGGCTGTACAAAGGTGGGCTTGCCAGACGTGTCGTTGTAGCCAAGGACTTCGTGTGGCGCACCCGTAGGGATGTCCATGTTGGCGCCGCGGGGCTGGACCCAAGCGCCGAACATACCGCGTGCGCGGCCATCGGACAGTTGCGACAGCAATCCGTTCAACTCGATCTGCGGACGGCGCGCATAGGTCATGGGCGTCGTACCGTAGAAGTTGTCGCAGTCGGGATCGAACTCGCAGTAGATAAACGGGAACTCGCCGCCCACGAGTTCGTCTTCAAAGTGCAGCACGTTGGAGCCGCTGATGACGGCGTAGAACCCTGTCGGGTACTGCTCGCACGGCTTGTACCAGCACTCGATGATGCGGCAGACGTCGTCTGCAAGCAGGCGCTGCGGGTTGAGCAGCCAATCTGGAGTCAGGATGGACGGGCGGGTACCTGCGGCATCGGCGTAGACGCTCTTGCCCCAGCGGCGCTCAGCGACCTCTGTGGACATGTACGACACGCGCATGATCCACATGGCATCGCGCAGGCGCATAGCGGCAGGATCAACGCGCATCTCGAAGTTGGACACGAAGTGGCAGACAACGTCGCCAGTCCTGACCTTCTCGGTCTTGGGCTGCTCGACGGACAGATCCATCACATTGGGTGCGACAACGACTTCTTTCTCTTCGCCTGAGGTCGGATCCCAGTAGATGTGCCACCAGCCACCGCCGCAATCGACAACGTCGCCCGCCATGTAATCGAGCTCGCGCGAGAGTTCGTTCTTGCGCCAGTACCAGCGCAGCAGGTGTTCGCATGCGCGGGCCGTAGCGCGGTCGTCCGAAGAAGACGTCGCTGGCGTCACAACAGGGATAGGCTGTTGTGCCGTGAACTTGGAGATGAGCGTACGGCGCTTGTCAGAGAAGACGTTGACCGTGATGCGCTTGGCGTTCTGCGGGACAGGTGCCAGCATGATGGTGTGATCACCAGCGCTGGCCAGGTATTGCAGGCCCTTGGAGAACAGCTTGTTCTGCAACCAGTCCGTGGCGATAGGCAAGAGTCCAGTCTCGCAGGTGCGCATCCACTGGGTGATTTCGCCTGCGCTGGGCGCAAGCGACTTTGTTTCTGCGCCTTCGTAGCCCTTGGTAATGGGCGGCGATTTCGTCTTGCCCTGTGCCATCTAGGACTCCTTGTTGTTACAGCCTGCCTGCACGGGTAGGGTACTGTTGAGGTTGGCCGACGTTGAGGTTGGTCTGTCCTTCGTTGGTCTTGCGCCGCAAGTACTCTTCGTACACGTTGGCAGCGCCAGGGGCGGCGCCGTACAGACTCTGTTGAGTCTTGGCGGTGCTGTAAGGATCATCCGAAATTAGGCCACCAAGTGCGCTTCCTAGCTGTTGACCCGCTTGTGCACCACTAACAGCACCAGTAGGACCACCCATTTTGCCGCCAATAATTCCTCCAGCAACAGCGCCAGCAATTGGCAAGCCTTTGTTGACCAGCTTGTCGGACCAGTCCTCACCAGTCTTTTCCAGTTTGACTTTCTGCGTGAACATGGTGTCCTCCTATTTCGGAACGTAATATTTATTTGGCTTGAGGTTGGGATCGTCTTCATCCTCAGGATTTACTCGCGGCATGTAACTTGCAACCCGAGGTGTGGGCATCGGTTGGGTTGGAGCAACAGCGGCAACAGCAGGCTGTTGCATAGGCATTGTGGGTGTCGCAGGAGGTTGGGCTTGCGCAATCTTCTCTGCATCAATTTCTGCAAGCATCTGCTTGCGCTCTTGACGCATCGTGGATGGATCGGATGGCCTGTCAAATCTAGAAAAGTCTTTCGCTACACTTCCGATACGCTCTCCGAGTTGCTCAAGCGGAAAGTCACGCATCCGCTGCAACGGGTTCTGCATCTGGCCACCCGGTTCGCCCGAGGTGCGAGGCGCTGCAGCAACGGCGCCATCTGCATTGGTCGACGGCAACTTGCGCCAGAATCCGAAGTCGGGCGATGTGTCGGCATTGGTTCCAGGCGGCATGTTGTATCGCGCCAGCGGCTTGGACGAACGGTCCATCCAGTCCGACATGTGGTTGATGTCGATGCCGATCTTCTCTGCGACACGGCGGTACTCGCGCACATCTTCAGGCTTGCCCATGTCGAGGACGACGTCCGAACCGTCTGCGTTGACGAAGTAGATGCGGTTGGCGCGGTCGTCGCGGATCGGCACAAACTGGTAGCGCATGTTGGATGCGGCGGCTTCGCGCGCAGCAGCACGGGCTTGGTTGCGCAGGTTCAAGAAGTCGCGGTAGTAGGCGTCGTTGCTGTCCGCGGCGTTCAGCATGTCCGCGTAGTACTTGTAGTCGGGACGGCCAGACGACGTGTTGGGAACGACGCTTGTGTCTGTGGGGGCTGGAGCTGCTCCAGCACCTTTTTGCGAGCTTTGTGCGATTGAAGCAGCAGACTGGGCGGCAGCAAGCGCGCCCGCATCGCGAGCGCTCATCGCCTTGCCCGCTGTGCCTTTACCCTGCTTTGACTTCGGTGCAGCCTGCGCGGGTGCAGCCTGCGCGGGTGCAACGCCAGCGGTAGGCAACGACGGCATCAAATTCTGGTACATCGGGTCTTGCGACGGATCGTACTGATCGCTCGGACTTACCGCTGCAACAGAGGGCTGTTGCATTTGGTTTTGTCCGCTTGGCGCTTTCTTTTTGCCGTCGAACACATCCAAAGCATTGGCAGCGATAGCCATACCTGCTGCATTTGCAGCAAGGGATGGCGGCACTCCGACTTTGTTGGGGGGCATGGGCGGCATGTTTGGAAGTTGCCCGTACGGAGAGGGCAACCAGTTCGACATTGGCACGCCTGGACCTGGTTGAGGAATAGGACCCTGTTGACCGAAAGGGTTTACGTTTCCTCTTTGTCGGGGAACCTGCACCATCGGATATTCTGTAGGAGCAGGCAATTGATTTGATGTGGGTGTGCCGTACGCAGGCTGCGGGATGGGGCCTTGTTGACCGACAGTATTGGCTGTTCCACGGACCCTGTCGACTGGGACCATCTGTCCTTGTGGACGGACGTTGCCCATAGCGTCAACATAGACGGTGCCTTGGACGTCGCTTGGACTGTTTTGTGGAAAGCGCACCTTGGGAGCTGGCAAAGCGCCAGCGCTACCCGGTGCGGGCCGCCCTTGGATCATTGCTTTGCGCGCCGAAAGCATCTGTGCTGCGCGCGGAGCAATATCTGCCAACACCCTGCCTCCACCTGGGAGCATGGGGGAATCCATAAGGACTCGCGTTTCAGGCTTGTACCCTGGAATCCGCTTGGTATCAATCTCTGCAAGCTGTTCTACGCTAGGGTGGATTTCTTGTCCAAACGGCCCCAATGGGTCAATCCTCTTGGATTGGACTGCGTTCTTTGCGGCTGCAACAAGCTCTCCAAACTGCTGCGGGGTAATCTGTGCGCCAGTCAAGGAATTACGGTAACCCTTGGTCCCGCCTTGGCCGATAATCTCAAGCCACTGCCCGACGTTCTTGCTCGGATCCAGATCGACAGCCATACGTCACCCCTCAGTCGCTAGATTGGAACGACGCTTTGAGCGCCGCGAGTTCTTCGTTCTTCTTGCGCAGGTCGGAGTCGGTCATCAAACCCAGATGCTTCTGCACTTTGTCGGACTGGACTGCGGCAAGCACAGCGATAAGCCGTTCGCGCTCGTTCTTGGAGTCGCGCATGGCGTCCTGCAACTGCGTATCTGCGACCTTGATCTGCCCGCGCAGGCGGTAGATTTCAAGGCAGAGCAGCAGGAAAACGCCTGATGCGGAGACGAAAGCGGCAATCTGGTACAAGTCGTTCAAGACCCACCTCGCGATGCAGTGTGCAGCAATACTGCCGCAAAATGCAACTAATCGTTGTCGTAAACGTGGTTTGTTCCTGACCACCAAGCGTTGCCGCCGCCAGGCAGCTTGCCGTCGTCGACGGCTACTGGAGAGATGAGCGAACGATCGGGCATGCGCTGGACAACTGAGGACATGTCGCGAGGGGCGATTGCAGCCATGGCGTCCTTGACGGCTTCCTGACGGGCGTTGTTGACCTGGTGGCGGGTCTTGCCCGCATCGAGCGGGAACGCGTCGTCCAGGTGGCAAGCGATAGCTGTGCAGATGACATGGTCGTCGTTGCAGTTCTTGGCCGCTTCCTTCTTGCCCGTAGTCTCGTTGACGATAAACGTGTGCATCTCCGAGTACAGATCGTCATCGGGGTCGACCAGCCTGCCGTCGCGGATGTACCTGTCAAGCGTAGCGAGGCACACAGCGCGGTTGCTTTCCGACATCCAGAAGCCGACTGCGTCCTCCAGCTTGCTGCCATCGATGACGTTGATGCGCGGCCTGCGCAAGAGCTTTGGGTAGTTGCGGTTGCGGAACTCGTTGATGTGCGCTTCGCCCTTGTTGGCCTCGATTGCGAGCAGCGGCAGGCCGTACCAGGACAGCAGACGCTCGCACAAGTCGCAGAAAGGCGACGGCTGCAGCTTGGATTTGATCTTGGCGCACAGCACGAAAGAGTCCATTTCGCGCCTGTAGATCTTCATGACAGACCAGTCTGCTTGGGCAGAACCGCCGAAACTGGTGTCCATGACTGCAAGATAGCGGTTCTCTTCCATGACCTTGGGGTCAGGCTTCTCGCGCACCTTGTAGACGCGCATATCCATGTCCATGTGCAGGCTGCCGTTGCTGTCGTAGGACAGGCCGCAGTTGACCATCTGGTCGCGCATGGCGTCGCACTGCTTCTTGATGGCGTCGATTTCCTCATGCTCGTAGGCAAGACGCGCAGCAGTGAGGAAGCACGATACATCGTCGTCGCCGTACTCCTGCTTCATGGACAGGATGTTGCCGCCGTGCCTGTTGCGCAGGGTATCGCACCACCACAAGTACTGCTGGCAGGTCAGGCCGAAGCGTACGATGCGGTTCTCTGTGTCTTCCAAGACGATGGGTTTGCCTGTCGCCGTAGTGCCCATGGCGATACGGTACTTGTCATCCCCTGTGTCCCGCCACAACTGCCAGAAGTGCAGTTGGTCTACGGTTGCCGTGAGAACGTAGTCGTTCACAGCGTGCCACGGCACATAGTACGCGAAGTAGTCGGACAAGCCCTGCTTGGCCTCCTGGTACATCGTGTAGAACTTGCCGTAGGCGCCCTGCGGCGTACTCTCGACGACGACCCCTGTATTCGAATTGAGATAGACGGAAGACAGCGCTGCAATGAAGGTCTGGTCGGGTGCGTGCCAAAACGGGACCTCCGTGAAGTGTGCCCACTGGTAGCCCGTCGATCGGCCTACGGAGTCGGCAGTCTGCTTTGTACCAGCAGTGTAGAAATCCACAAGCGAGCCGTTGTCGAGGCACAATTGCGAAGCGTTGTCAATCACTACCTTGGGTGCAAACCACTGCGGCAGCGACAGGAACACCTGCTTGTAGCGGCGTCTGAACTCGCCGAGGTAGTCCTTGTGGTGCAGGACGAGCATGATGCGCGTATTCGGGCTGCGCAGCATCATCCACGCCATCCAGTGCACGATGAGCAGCGAGCAGCCCCACTTGCGCGCCTTGGCGACCACACCGAGTACAGGCTTGCCCGTGACCAGCCTGACGCACAGGAGCTTGGCCAACTGGCGCTGAGGCCTGTTCCAGACGAACTGCACCATCCGTCCGTCCTTGCCTTCGATCTTGCACTTGAGGCAGAACTCGCGGAAGTTGTTGAGCAGGATGCGGCGGATGTCGCGCTTGGACAGACCAGGTACATCTGCGAGGCACTGCCGCTTGGGCAGGTTCTCCTGCACCATGGACATGCTTACATCGCGCATCTGCTTGGCAAGTTCGGGCCCTAGCCTTGCATCGGGGATCATCGCGCGGATTTCCCTGTTCGTCGTAAGGATCGAACGCTTGTTCTCCACTGCAGCCTCCCTGCGCTGTATCTTCCTGGCCCTTGCGAGGTTGCCGAGCCGCTCGCCCTCTACCATCTTGCGAACGGCATGCTTGCACCACCGCACATCCCTGTTGCACCAGTACCCGCGAACCCGCATGCACATAAGCAGGGTTTCGTAGACTACCTTGTCGAACCTCGACTGCGGGGGCTTGCCGTAGTATTTCGTCTCTTCCGCATCGTCGTCTACTTCGGGCTTGCGCACATACTGCATGCCCATCGCGAGATACGGAGCTTCCTCCGCCCGCGTAAGCCTCTTGAAGCGGAACTTGTGTTCCTTGGGCATGCCTACTCTTCGTCGTCGAAGCCCGTAAAGTCAAGCTCGTACAGCATCTGTTCCTGCTTGCCCGCAGGCAACCGCTCTTCCTGCTGTACAGAACCCGCCCTCTCCTCCAGCTCCTCTTCCCCTAGATTGCCGCAGACCTTGGCTACCTGCAACAGCGAAGAGAACCACTTGCTCCTGTCTATAGCCCTGTCGGCCTTCCTGTACTCGAGCATCGCAAGCTCCGCAAGAGCCTGCATCGCCCTATTTGGATACCCTACTTCCGCAAACGCACCCTCTACAGAATGCAGCTGGGAAAGCACTTCTGCGTCCGATTCCTCAACCTCTTCAACCTCTTTGACGCGACGGCCCATAGGTACAACCTCCTTGACAGATCTATCTGCACGCATACTGCTCCGCAATCGAGAATACGCCTATTCCTTTTTTTCTCAAAGTATGCTACAGGGGGGGAACCTTAGCGCAGCGCGGAGGGGAGGCAGTACGCATCCAATCTCCGCAACACTAGCAGGGACGAAGTTGCGTAGCAACAAGTCCCGTCGCGAGTGTTGACTATCCCAGACAAGACTCCTTCTAGGATGTGTACGCGGCGGGGGTATAGGGGTCGGTCGTTAGAACGACGGTCCATGTCATGAGAACGACAGCCTGCTTCCAAACGACACAACACAGCAAAAAAAAACAAATCTGGCAGCGGATATAGTGTGTGAGAGGGGCTCGACAATAAAGAAGACAAAGCCAGAACCAACCTCCCCTTATACCCTAGCCCTCCCCTTCCTCTCTAGCTGTCCTCTGTCCCTCTGTCCCTCCCTCCCTCTGCCACTGTCCTTGGTCTAGTCGTACTCTGTCCCTCCCCTAGAGTTATGCCACCCTGTCCTAGTGCTGTCGTCGGCAGGGAATTGGGATCGGTATTCCTTATTATATAGTGCAGTGGTGGATGGCGGTGGTCCAGGGCGGCAATCGTGGCACTGTGGGCCTGGTCCAGGGCGTTGCCCTGCCCCGACGCTGACCCCATCCCCTGCCCTCTATCTGCCCTCCCCTGCCCTGCGTTCTCTGGTACCGTGCATCGCGACACTAGCCGACAATTGCTTGTGATCTAGATAGCTTGCAACTTTATTTGCTGGCGTTGTAGAAAGTTCTTGACACTGGTTTACGGTAGTCCTAGACTGATGATCGTCGGGGCGCTGATGCCCTGTCACTTGGCCCTGTAGCGGGGCACTGGAGCCAGTCATGATCGACACCGTCCAAACCTTCGCCTTCATACCTGATCAGGTCCGCACCTACTCGCCAGATCACGGCGTGGAGCTGCTCGCCATGCGCCCAAGCGGCGACGGCTGGATCGTCCTTGGCGCTCGCCGTTTCAACAACCTGCATCCGTTTGCGACGTGGTACGCGGCGCCGCATCCGTATCGCACCGGCAAGCTTGCCTTGTACAGTGGCCGCTACTGCGAGACTCTCGCAGAGGCGGAAACGAGCTATGCTAATCGCGGCTAGCCTGTACCGGTGCTGCCCTGCAGGCCTGTGCTTGCAGGGTAGACCGGTGCAGACCAGCACCCCACAGCTAGCGCCAGCACATCGGCGCATCGGAGTTGCACTATGTCCGCCAATTCCCACATCCTTCCTCCATCCATGCTAGGCCGCGTCGAGGCGATCCACGCCATCATTGACGCAGGCATCCGCGGCCCGACACAAACCGTCACGGGATGCGACTACCGCGACACTCCCGATCTGTTCTATCGGGAATGGATGCGCATCACAAAGTACCAAGGCACGTTCTTTCGCAGTGCACCATCGGACGACCTCAGTGTGCGCGTCGAGGGTAGCCACGAGACTGAGAGCGGTGAGTTTATCGAATTCGACGCTATCCTATGCCCCTAGCTTGTGCATTCCGTGCTGCCCTGCAGGCCTGTGCTTGCAGGGTAGATCGGAGTGCATACGCTCCCACAGTGCGCCTGTAGCGGGCGCGAGAGGGTACAACATGAGCCAGATACTTTACCGCGGAGCTCCGATCGGCGGTGCATATTCAGGCAACGACATCCAAGCGCTTATCGCGGAAGCAACGGGCAACGCAAAGACGGGACCGGCGCTCACGCTGTGGATCCTACCCGACACTGCAGACGGCGGCGCCAATCCGTGGGCGCTGATCAAGGCCCACGGTAGCGCGTCAACGTGTGGCGATTGCCCGTTGCAGGACGGACGCTGCTACACCCATGCTGGCGCGTCGCAGGTACTGACTGCTGGCGCTGCGTCGATCGTCAAGGCGCGCAGTTGCGACACGGTCACGCCATCCAAGCGCGTCCGTCGCGCGAGGTCTGCAGCATTTGGCGACGCTGCGGCATTGCCCTTGCACGTGCTGGAACGCTGGCGATCCATTCGCGCACAGTACGACCTTGCGCCACTAGGCTACACTCACGCATGGCGCACGCGTCCCGATCTTGCCGTCGACCACATGGCCAGCGTTGAGACTGTCGAGGACGCAGCAGCAGCACGCGCGGCTGGCTGGCGCTATTTCCGTGTGCGTCCGGTCGGCTCGCCGCTCTTGGCTGGCGAGATCCAGTGTCCTGCGTCTGCTGAGTCTACTCGCGCCAATGCCATCGACTGCAATCGCTGCGGCTTGTGCGACGGCACCGCGCGCGGCAGTCGCCGCCCTAGCGTATCGATCGAAGACCACGGCGCTGGCGCCAAGGTGGCCAAGCGTACCAGCAATTCGCTGCGCATCGGAGCCTAGGCTACACTGCAATCCGCGCCCCGGTGGGCTTGTCGCGGTTCAACTCCGCGACGCGGATCCGCTGCAATACCGCAGCAACTCGCGCCAGATTATCGGCGCACAATGAGGTCACACTATGATCATGCGTCACCAGTGCCCGCAGTGCCTTGCCGTTCACACTACCGCGCGCGGCCTGTGCCCTGCGTGCAACCGTCGCCAGGCCATCGCAGACGCTGCAGGCACTGCGATTGCGTTTGCCATCGTCGCCTTGCTTGGCCTGGCCTTGGTCGCAACCCGCTAACGTCTACGCTGGCGCCAGCATATAGGCGCAGGAGGTTATGCCATGGAAATTCAGAACGCACAGTTTACCGATCAGCAACTCTGGGACCTCATTCGCGACAAGTCTGCAATCGTCCAACAAGCTTACCAAGCTCTTGAATTGCTAGATCTATTGGACCGCGACGATCGCGATCGTTTGATCGACTCTTGGGTAATTTCTGATCCTACCCGCTATGCCAAATTCTTGACCGATAGTGTTCTGTTAGACGAGTTGGCGCGCCGCGGTCGATAACATCCATCTACGCTGGCGCCAGCATATAGGCGCAGGAGGTCTACCATGGTTGTCATGACCGCACGATTTCGCTCTAGTTCTGCCACTGGCTCGCGCATTGCCGCAGGCGATCAGATCGTCTACGACAAGGCGACGCGCCAAGCTTGGCTGGTTCATGAATTGGATCCAGACCTGAACCCAGATACTGCTATCGCTGTGGCCCGTCGCATGCTGCAGTCGTCCAATGACTACGTCAGCGACCACTATAGGATCGGCGGGCGCGACTACTATCGCAACCGACGCGGCACCTGCGAAGACGCACCGTGCTGCGGTTGCTGCACCATCTAGCGCCACGCAGGCGCAACCTTACGCTGGCGCCAGCACATCGGCGCAGGAGTATCCCATGACCTACGTTGACCAGTTGATCCGTGCCGTCCATGACAGCTGCAGGCACAACACACCGCAGCATATCTACCATTGCGCAGACGTTGACGCAGCGCGTCGAATTGTCGAATCAGCATGGGCAGACATTGCCGATCCCGATGAATACGACACCGACTATTGCGACGACGGCAACGCGGCCACCGTGCATGCTTGGACGCAGGACAGCCAGCTATCCATCAAGATCTACCTGCACCGTGGGGGGCGAAATGCTGCGCTGTAGCTACATGTCACCGACGCGCGAGGGCGACTGGCTGGCCTACACTGCAGACCGTAGCCAGTTCATATCGGCGCGCAGCCTCGACGCACTGCGCACAAAGGTGCGAGTCCTGCGACGCAAAGGCGCTGACTTGGGACGCACAGCCTACCTGCGACACGGCCAAGGTGCCGACGCGTACGACACCGCCCACCCTTGGGCATTGTAACCACTACCAGGCGCGCACCCGCCTACAGGTGCAAGGGGATACCATGACCAAGCCAATTATCATTTACGAAGTGACGACGACCAAGGAACAGATCCGCGACGCTAACGTGCCGCTGCGCGGCGCGCTAGTGTATCGCAGTTGCGATGGGTACACGGTCCATCTGCGCTGGCTGCGCCGCGACAGGAAGTCTGCCGCAGCCGTGGCCGACGACTTGGGCGAGACGATGATCGAAATGGAATATTCACGGGCGACAGTCGAGCGGTGGGGCCTGCTCTAGCCACACACTGCGTGCCCTAGTGGGCCAGTCCAGGTGCGATCCCTGGTCACGCAGCCGCTGCATCTGCAGCGATGGTGGCGCCATGATCATCCGCAACCAGTGTCCCAATTGCCTGCGTGCCCACGCACGCGGGCGCGGCTACCTGTGCCAAGACTGCGACGACGCAGCCGCGAGGATCAACCGCTCGCTCGACATCGGCGCCGTGGTCTATCTCATTCTGGCGGCGCTGTTTATCTACATCTTTGTGCGCGACTAGGGGGCGACTATGTACCTGCAACTTGTAAACCTTACAGTAAACCAGCAACACGCACTGCAAGACTACTTGGACACACCTATCGGCGACTGGCCTGAGACTGACAAGGCGTGGCGCAAACTGCTAGGCTTGCTGCCTGATGACAGGCGACGCAATGCCAGCGTGACCGCTCGCAACCTGGCGCGTGCCAAGCATGCGCAAGAGCTTGTGCGTCTGGCGTCTGGGTCCAGCTGGTACAGCCTGCACCCGTCACGCAAGGGCAGGTAGCCTCTTGCATATGGGCACATGCGCCCGCATGATATTGCCTACGCCGCCGCTGCGAGGTAGTTATGGAAGCGCCCAAGGGAACAGACTGCAAGACCAAGTGCAAGAATTTGCTGGCCATGTTGCGAGCGATGCACCTGCTGCACCACACCGCACACCTGCAAGCCAGCGGCGAGACGTCCTACCAGGATCACCTGCTGTTCGAGCGCCTCTACGGCGGGCTTGTCGGCGAAGCAGATAAATTTGCAGAGAAATTGGTTAGCCTGTACGGAAACGACGCCGTCGATGCCGTCGATCAGGCTGGACGCATCGACACTATCTGCAAGCGCGCCAAGGAAGCGAGCAGTGACTTGGTCAAGCGCTCCTACATGCTCGAAGAGGGCCTGCAGGATGTCATCGACGCGGTTCGGACTTCTCTCAAGAATGAAGATAAGCTATCAATTGGCATGGACAACTTCTTGCAAGGATTAGCCGATACCCACGAGAACTCAGGCGGCATGCTCAAGCAGCGCATGCGGAAAGGTTGACACCTACGCCGCCGCCTGTATCATAGACCCCGCCACCCGCTGGTAGCGCAGCGATGGCAGAGGAAAGCCAGTGACCAAGAACCTCCAAAGCATAGCGGACTTCACGGGTTGCCGACTGCGCGCTACTGGCTACGCGCAGGAACGGACGCTACCTCCCGTGGAGTCCGCTATGCGGTGGAGGGCAGATGCCTCCCTCTTTCCGTCTGATCTACGCTGACATCTGGCCGCAGCTAGCAGGTACGAGCGCGCTATCCCAGGCGTTGTACTTCAGGCTCGCTGCAGGCCCCGACGCCAGAGCGTTTCCCGTCACGCCGATGCGCATGCGAGCGCTTGCCGACGATCTGCAGGTATCCCTGCAGGCGCTGCGCCCCGCTCTGCAGACGCTCGTCGAGCGCAATCTCATCATGCTCGACAACGCCGCCGCACCGACTCTTGCCTACTGCCCCGCAAGAATGCGGCATGAATTTCCCCGACATCTTGCCCACCACAAGGCATGGTCACGCCAAGTTCTCGACTACCACTGGGCTAGCTTCGGTCAGCAACTCGCTGAAGATATTCAACTCAGACCCCCCACCCCTTACCCCACCCCTCCCCCCACCCCTACCCCCACCCCTTACCCCAGGGGTGGGGTAGGTAAGGATAAGGATACAGATACAGATAGTACTTCGTACTATCTATCGCATGCTGCTGACGCAGCCGCCGACGATTGGGATCGGCTTGTGGCAGACATGGGCAGCAAGCAGGGTACGCTGCTCGACGCAGCAGATGCCCCTAGGACGCGCGATACGGGCGCGAAGCAGGCCAAGGCTATCCTCCACAGGAAACTCGCGTCTGAGGCGGCAAAGCGTTGGTCGCAGACTATGGTGCCGCCCAATGCGCCTGTGCAGGCAGACGCTGCGTGGATGAAGCTGAACGCACGCAACGTGGCTACCGTAGTGGCTGCGCTTGGGAACATCAGGTATCTGCAGACGTTGTTCGAGTACAGCAAGGACAACCTGCCCTACTACGCTGGCCTTCCCTATGGGCAGCACGCCCAGGTCAGGGTGTGGACGATGACGGAGTGGTGCAGCAGGGCGAACGTCGAGAAGGTACACGCGCAGCTTGCTGCATGGATGCTGCGCGAACACGGCAGGGAGACGCGGATCGCACTGGACTGGTCGCGCAAGCCTGAACCCGAGATGCTGGAGGACGTGCAATGAACATCGCAGATGTGTGCGACGTGACGGCAGAGCGCGTGGTACTGGCTACGATGGTGGCCAACGGCGAACACGCAGCCAAGGCGTGGCAATCGTCGGGATGCACTGTGGACATGCTGACGGACAGCGTGGTCCGCAAAGCCGTGTCCGCGTGGCTGGATGCCTACGCAATCCGCAAGACGGCAGGATTGCTCGACGCTACAGCGACGTTGCTAGATCAGGAACGCGACCGCGTGATGGCAGACCTGCACCTCGACGTTGCAGACTGCGCACCCTACCTGCGCAGTATCCGCGTACACCATGAGCAGCGCGAAGCCATGATCGCGATCCAGCAGCACATGTGGGCAGCAGCTACGGCACGCAGTCCCGAAGACAGGCTCGACGCACTGAGCGCAGCCAAGGCGGTGCATGTCCCGCGCATCGACGGGCAAGCAAGCAAGGACAAAGCTACGCTGCTGGCCGAACTCTTCGCAGAGGATGTATCGGGTGTCGAGAAGCTGCCGCCCGTGTCGACCTCACTGCGCTGCTTGGACAACGCAATGGCTGGGGGCTTCCGTGCGAACAGGTTGTACATCCTGAGCGCGCGGCCTGGTGGCGGCAAGACCTCGCTGGCGCTGGCGATGATGGCGTCCGCATGCAGGGCTGGCAAACGGGTCATGTTCGTTTCGCTGGAGATGGAGGCGAGCGAACTGCACCGCAGGCTGGCAAGTTACCTCTCGGGAGTCCCGCTGCTCGGGTCGAGGGCTGCGACACCTACGGAGGCTGCCGCATTGCGAGATGCCTACGCGCAGATGGCTGGATGGGACTACGAAATCTGGGACAGGCCTCCGCGCAGCTACGACGAGGTGGTGCAGTGGCTGTGTGCGCAGCATGAGACGAAGCCGCTCGGCATGGTCATCCTCGACTACCTGCAACTGCTCCCCAGCACAGGTGCAGAGCGCGATGATCTGAGTATCGGCCAGCACACTACCCGCAGCAAGAACCTGGCCAAACTGCTGGGTATTCCGTTCATACTTATCGCACAGCCCAACCGTGCGGCAGAGGTTCGCGGCGACGGACGCTACCGCATGAGCGACCTGCGCGGGTCTGGTCAGATTGAACAGGACGCAGACTGGATCGCCTTCCTGTGGCAGCCAGCCCAAGGCAGCAGCTATCCAGAAGGGTACGCAGAAATCGACATTGCAAAGCACAGGCACGGCGCCAAGGGCAGGTTCCGCCTGCACTGGCACGGCGCGACGTACAGATATTCTGACGCCGATGACACAAAGCCTATTGACAGTGTCAACAAGTCAAGCTATGTTGCTTGAGCAAGCGGGGGAGCGCCCGCACGGAGGAGCCAGTGGAACAGAAGACAGATTGGACGCAGCTCATTGGTGACGCAGGCGAAATCATGATCATTGCCGATCACAAGAAGCGCAGAATTAGCCTGATGGTCATGACCAAGACAAACAACGGCTACGGCCACATCACGTTGTGGATTACGAGCTTGGACCAGGTCGAGCAGCTAATGCTCAACCTCAACAGCGCGCTGAGCGTAGCCTTCGCGGAGGAGTTCTGATGAAGCTGCAAGACCTGAAGTTCGAACGCAGCACCAAGCCGCGCAGTGAACTCATCACCGCAAGCGACGTCGCTGCAATCCTCAACCTGTCGCCGTGGCAGTCGCCGCGTGATGTGTGGATGCGCAAGAAGCACAACGAGCAGCAGCCTGAGACTGCGGCCATGCGCCGTGGCACCGCTGCAGAGGATGTGCTGGATGACTGGTACGTCATGAACGGCTACGACACCGTGCCGCCGATGGCGCACATGCCAGGTCTGCGTCACGGTGACGCACCTATCGTAGGCCCAGAGGATTGGATGGCGTGCAGCCCTGACGCTATCTGCATGGACGGCAACGACGACATGTACCTGGTGGAGTACAAGACCAGCAGCCAGCCTTGGTTCAAGGGTGTGCCCAACTACTACGTCGAGCAGGTGCAGTGGCAACTGCGGTGCATCCCTCGCGCGAAGTATGCAGTGCTGGTGGCTGTGACTGACATGCCCAAGTTGCTGGATGAGATGCTCGGCAACGAGAACGTCATCATCCGTCATGAGGGGCAGCAGTTGATGCGCAGCCTGCTGACGCACAAATTGCTGAACGTGCAGTGCTACGTCATCGAGCGCAGCCACGCCAACGAACTGCACCAGTACATCAAGGCCTGGTACGACAGGCACATAGTGCTTGGCGTCGAGCCTGAGGTGTCTGGCAAGGATCTGGAGCGCATGAAGTCAACTTGGATGGAGTCAGGCGCAGACAAGACTGTGCGTGCAGAAACCCTCAAAGACCCAGACAAGATCGAGTCGCTGGTCATGCAGCTTGGCATTGCAGAGCAGAGCCTGGAACACGCAGAGAACATGGTGCGCACAATCAAGAGCGAACTGCTCTGGGAATGGAGCCAGCAAAGCAAGGATGCGGACCTGATCTATCTGCGCAACGGCAAGAGCATCAGTTACAAGATGCAGAAAGGCCGCACGATGATCGACACAGAACGGCTCCGCCGCGATTACCCGACGATCGCAGCAGAGTACACGAAGGAAGGCGCTGCGTTCCGCGTCCTTCGTACTTGATAGAACGCTTGGAGGTACAACATGTTGATGTGTAGCACAGAGATTGTCGAGGTTGCCAAGGCCATCCTGCAAGTGCAGGGCAAGGTCAGCGGCGTAACCAAGGATGCAAAGGCTGACGCGGGACGCAGGGTGTACAAGTACGCCACGCTCGACGCCGTCATTTCGGAGGTGCGTGATGCCTGCGTATCGGCTGGACTGGTGCTTCTCCAGGCGCCGTCGCTCGACCAT